TGGAGAGTGTAAGGTTGTGTATAGTCCAGACAAACCTCTGTCCTGTGGTGCAAAAGTATGGATAGAAACAGATGCAGAGGTTATAACTATACCTGACTTTGTTAGCAGAAATAGAGATACTAAAAGCTATGTGCATGAAGCCATAGAGAAAGGACACGATTGGTGGTAAAGAATATTATGGTGCAGACGAGAAACACGTACAGGAAACTGCTTAAATTGATTCCTAGTCCCTTCTATCTGGGTATAAACAAAGCCATAGTAACACTTAGGTAGAGGGTGTATAAATATTTCAGACTACCTGCTTGACAGAAGTGTGTCCAACCTGAGTAGGTTGTTAAACTGCTCACACATATAAGGAGAAACAAATGAAGCTACGACAACAACAGATAACTAAAGCAGAACAGATACTAAATGACCTTGAAAGAAAGGTAGAAGAAATGGAGCAACAAGACTACATTACTTTTGACTTAGAGAAAGACTTGCGTAGCTTACAAGCTATGCTTGATGACTTGAGAGAGGAGATTGAGAATGAGTAAAAGATTTAAACAAGTAAACGTGCAACACTTTGCCACACTTGTGCAAGAGATAGATGTATCCAAGTATACCCAGAAAGAATACGTAGAGATTGTAGAAGAACTATATATGGGTATCTTCAGACACAATACAAGTGGGGACTTTGTTGTAGAAACATTACCTAATGAGAAAGGTAATTGGAAGGTGCATAAACCCTCTGCAACCAAAGAGGAAGTAATGGAACTAATTAAGAAAGGACAAGTCATATGGGACAAGAACGTAATCTAACACCTACACAGCATTGGGAATTACATCAAGGACTGTGGCATATGCTAGGTTGTGATATGCAACTCAAACATAAAGATAAAACTACTGCTATATATGTAGATAATAAAGCAGGGTTGAAGTATACATATTCAACAAAAGGTTTTATAAAATGGTTTCCTATGCCAAAGGAGGATAAAATATGAAAATAACTATGAAACTACTACAAGATATAATACACGATATAAAAAGTGATGATAGTTGGGTGAATGATAGCCACTCTTATGCAGAGCATAGAGGTATATGTAGTGGACTTAATATATTAGTTCTTCGATTAGAAGAAAAAATGAAGGAGGATAACAATGCCAACAAGTGCTTATAAAAAGAAACCTAAAAAACCTACTTGGGTATGGGTATATGGAGATGAGATGCCTGAAGTGTGGGAACACTTTGGCTTTACAAATCCAGACCCAGATGATAGAATCAAACTAAAGTTTGTTAAGTATGAATCAAAGGAGATGCAACGTGGCTAAGTTTACAATCTACGCAAAGAAGGTGTATTACTATCGTAAAGATATTAATGCTCAAGACATGAAGAGTGCAGAGAAAAGAGGTGCTGACTATGAAGCAGATGATAATGCAGAAAGATTATTTGAACCTTCAGGTGAGGAATTTTATATAACAAGTATAGAGGAGAATGAAGATGGCAGATAATTTTTTTGAAGGTGCAGTAAACTCAGACATAACTGATAAGCTAGAAAGGTATGAAGAACTATGTGAAGCATTAGTAGGTATAGATGCTACTGAAAGATATAGTCATCAAGAAATACTTTCATATGTTTATAATTTAAAAAACATAGAGGAGAGATTTTATGACAGTAAGAAAACTTAATGACGAAGGGCAGATAGATTTAGCAAGAGAATATATTATTGATATGTTTGAAGAGTTACAGGACAGAGTATCTGTACCTAATATGATAATGGCTATGCAGATGCAAACAGCAGACCTTGCATATGATACTGCACCTAGTCATAATGTAGCTACAAGTA